TGGGAAATACTGTATCAATAGTGCCAGTGGCATATTGAAGAAAAGGGGAAAGCTTTTCTTCTGGATCAGTGGTTAGGAAAATTTGAGAAATCTGCATGGCCATCAATCAATTTTTGCGGGAGTACCAAAGCCCTTGAATTCAGGCTCTTCTGGCTCCATGGTCAAAACTGTTTCCACTTGAGCCATCATCAGCTCCGTAATACCAGGCCAAGTGAATTCTTCAATGCGCTGCTTGCACCATTCGCCATCAGCCTTTAATTGCTCTCGATCTTCGTAATACATTGTGAGCAATTCTGCCAAGCTGTCTGGAGATGGCTGACCACGGTCTAAGCCATAATTCCTGTCTACTTCCCAGCTCTCAATGGCAATTCTTGGCACACCATTGAAAATTTCCTTGCAGCTCGTATGGTCTGGCACCAACTGAGCCACGCCAGTAGCAGCATGTTCAGTATTGACTAATCCCCAGCCCTCGCCAATGCAAGTGTTAATGCCGATGTCGGAGGCGTTATAAACCATGTTGAGTTGCTCGATGGTGAGACAGTTGGCAGTCGAGAAGCTCGGGCTTGTCAAAATAAGCTTGCCGGTTGGATCGTAGCCTTCGTCCCTCGCCACACGCTTAAACAACGGAATCAAATCCCAGCCCATATCTTTGCTGCCCATGTTGAGCCACAATCTTGCATCGGGCTTGTCCTTTGCAAATTTAATAAAGCCTTTAATTGTTAGGTCAATGCGCTTGCGCGGCTGATTTCGATTGCCATTAAAGACAATAAACACATCCTTGGGAACGCCCAATTTTTCACGACATTCAGCTTTGTCCATTGGGAAAAATTTGCTGAAATCAGTGCCGTGCCCCATGATGCCAATGGGCTTGTCATAGCCAATCTTGCGGAGTTCTTCTGCCGCAAATTCCGTATAAGTGGCAATGCCGTCCCATTCATTGATGGGCTCCAATAGTTCGGGGAACAAGCCATAACTATCAATTGGCGTGTAAACAAAAAACTTAAAACCGATGCTTTCCTTGAAAGCCTTCACGGCCTTCCATAAGCTGATGCCTATCCAAATATCATTGGTCGCCCACACCAAGTCTGGCTTAATCTTTTGCACCAATTCCCCAATGCGATGGGAGCCAAATGGATCGGAGCCATGCAGCATGGCGGGATAGGTGTCGTACTTCCTGGCTTCTTTGTCCGGATCGCCGTGGTAATTCACGGCTAATACGCTCACTTCATGATGCTCAGCCAAGGCTGGAAGCAGGTTTTCGGCTACGCGACCAAAGCCAGTTTCTACAAAAGCATCGCCGCAATAAAGGATTTTCGCCATGACAGAACAAGAATCTTCGACATCATAAGCCGCGTTTATACTATGGGCGCAGCAGGAGAACCATGCAATTAAAGCCAGGCTCAGTGCATTTTTGCATTAGCACTTGCCAGAAATTTGCAACGCACACTCTGCCAGTGATTGTGCCAGCCATGTTGCGTCTTGGCATTGCCAAAGATCACATGTTGATTGTGAATGGCGGCTGGCAGGATTCCTTGACCATTGCCGACCATGAAGGCGTACCCATGCTGCTGACGCCGCAAAATTCTTTTGAATACACGCCGCTCATTGAAATTGTTGAGCACCATATTGAAGCTGACCATTGGTTCCTGCTGCATGACACTTGCATTCCTGGCCCCTCGTTTTACGAACTAGCGCTTTCCTTGCCAGTGGACCGGCCTGAGAAGGTGGCGCTAAAGAATACGCCTTCCATGAGCGTTGGTCTCTATCGCATGGACTATCTGCTGCGTCATAAAGACCGCCTGATGGCCATCAAAAACACTGATTGCTCTCCTGAGGCGTTGCAGAAATGGAAGCAATGGGGAGTGCCAAATGAGGACTACATGCTTTGGAAATTAGACGACGCGCCCACCCATATTTACCATCCCGAGCTTCATGGGCCAGACGAATGGAACTACCAGGGGCATTCCGACGTGTATGGCACTGGCTTCGCTCGCCGCATTGAATACTTCCCGCAGCTAGACCTTTACAAAGCCAAAAGCAATTGGCAAGGCGTGCAGCCAGTATTATGCCTCGACATCTGATGAAAAACATCGCCATCATTGGAGGGGGCTGGGTGGGCTGTCACCTGGCCAAAGAATTCAGCAAAGAGCACAATATTACAATTTACGAACGCAATAGTCATTTGATTAGCGAAGCGTCGTTAATCAATCAAAATCGCCTGCACTATGGTTACCACTATGCACGCAATGGACGCACTCGTCAATTGTGCCGTACTACTTTCCATGCGTTCTTAAAAGACTACGGCCATCTTGTCGAAGACATTGCGGACAATTTGTATGCCGTTTCGCAAGATGAAAGCTTGCTGGACGACACAACAATTTTGACCATTTTTGATGAATGGCCGCATCGCGTGGTCTACGCTCCATGGTTGGATAATACTTCCTGCGCCATTGCCACGCCGGAGAAATTCATTAATCCTCTATTAGCCGGAGAATATTTTGAAGCCCTTCTGTCGCCTTTTGTTGTCAATGAAGAAATAGTTCCGAATGAACTTCCATTCCTGCAGCAGGATTATGATTTAGTGCTCGATTGCACTAATAATTTTCTTTTAGAGCTAGAAGCAAATTGTTTTTTTGAGCGCGTCATGATGATGCTTTATACCATTGAACGGCCTCTTCCTTTTGGTGCTCTCACTTACATTGACGGAGAACTATTTTCCCTCTATCCCTACGGCGATGGCCTCATGTCGCTGAGCCACGTTAAGCACGGCATCTTGTCACAAAGCGCCTCTCCCGTAGACAATTACGACGATCATGATTACGATCTCCATCGCCTCAAAATGGAAGAACACGCCAAGCAATACTGGCCAGACTTTGACTTATATTTAAGACCAATCGCTTCAGTGTGCTCTACCAAGGCTAAGGTTAAGGACAAGAGCGCCAATCGCATGCCTGTTTATCGACAGCAAGATAATTTCATTTCCATCTTCACCGGCAAAATTCAAGGCATCTATGCCATCAAAAATTACATTGAAAGAATTATTAATCAGGCGTAAATTTGCCTGAACAGTGGATATTCGCGAAGATGGTTTGTAGCCTTAAACAATTCGCGCACAATGCCAAGCTGGTAGCCATGCGTGCCAAGCAATTCCCTTACTTTCTCGTGCTCATATTTATTCAATAGCGGCCCATTGTCAGTGTCGCTTACATGCACATGGGCAATATAAGGAAGATAATGCCCCAATATCTTCCTGGGGCTGTCGCCTTCCAGCCATGCGTTGTTTGTGTCGAGCATGGTCTTAACGTTTTTCAAATTGTAATAATCAATTAAATTGACAATTTCCGCCACTGTATGAAAATATCTACCGCCAAAACTTCTTGCCACTGGTTCGATGCACAAAATGGCATCATTGGCTTCCAAAATCTTATCCATGCGGCGAAGCACGTTCATCAAACAGGCTGGGCTTCCTCGCCGTAAGCTGGGACTGCCAAGCACAAAGCGCTTAATTCCCATGAAGGAGCCAAGCTTAATAACACGCAATAAATGTTCCTGGGTGGCTTCAGTGTTTTCAAAACTCTGCACATTACTACCAAAGAATAAAGCCTGAGCAGAATATGTCCAAAGGCCATATTCTTCCCTATACTTCTTGGCTAAATCTGCATAATCAAGATTTTGCTGAAAGATGCGATGGGGAACAATTTCCAATAAATTAAAAGCGCCGGCATTGGCACTTAAAATTTGCTCCTCCTGTTCTGGCTCCCAGCCAATCGCACTAATTCCGATAAGCATTGATAAATGCCTCCATTTTTGTCATCATTTCTTTCTTGCGATACTTATAGCTCCCGCAATGATAGTCAATACGGGAGCCATAACTCACTTTAGCTTCGGGAAAGAAGCGATCAAGAATTTCTTGCGTTTCAATGGGCTCAGAAAATAAATCGTAAATGCCGGCTTCTTTAATTGCCAGAGTGTCTTGCCATAAATCGTTTAAGTCGTACCATTGATAAGCAGAGTTGCCATTAATTTGGTGCACATTATTATTGTTCAGTAGATCGAACAAGATGTTCTTCTTGATGCGCTTGTGAAACAATGCGGGAAGGCGAATAATTTTTACAATACTATTTGGAAACATTGCCTTTACAAGCAGCTCAAAGATGCGCCTGATGCGCCCGTAATCTAAATTGCCAAAGGAATGTTTATAAATGTCAATGGTGGAATAGAGAATAATTTCCTTTACTTCCCATGGGCGAATGGTGGCTGCAATTTCTTGCATATTAAAGAAATCTTTCGCCGGATCTTGATTGGCCTTCCATTTTTCCGCAGGCAAGCATGCCAAGTACAATTTATCAATCGTGCCATTCAACAATGAAGCGCGATATAAATTTCTGGAATTGTACGAATGGTTGAACTGTTGATGTTCCTGAAGAATGCCTCCGATCAGGCCAGTGCTTCCAATCAACACATCCATAATTAAACCGCCACGACAGGTGCTTGCTGACGCAGATACTTTACCCTACATTTGCAATTGGAACGACACGCACAGCGCTGTCCAGGCAGTGGCAAACTGCCAATTGGCACAATGCCTCGCGCTGCATAATCCAGACAGTCCTGGCAATGCTTAGCCTGGCTATCAAGGATGCGCCGCATCAGGCTATATCCTTGCCGTTCTTGCCGCATGGACGTGCCCTCCCAATAGGAGCCCCTTACGCTCTCGGCATACATCCCAATACGAGCAAGAGCCATGGGAGTGGATATACCCCCGGCCAACAAATCGCGAGCAAACGTCTCCAAATAACGGTATTCAGCACGAAGCCTTTGGCCGATGCGGCCCCATTCAACTGGTGTCATGCTATTGCGACCCCCACCACCGATCATTGCAGCCTGCACGTGGGCCAGCTTTAACGCTTCCCTGACGCTTTGTTGCCACTGATCCAGCGTGATATCGCCACGATCAAGCATGCTTGTATAGCGGCGTAGGAGCCGACCAAGATTAGAAATGCGACCATCGACTAAAGCCTCCACGGCAGTTTGAGAAAGAAAGCGTCCATTTGCTCCGCGATAACGTCCGCTAATTGGATCGTAGTTCCATTCAGCATCAAAGCGAACAATGGAAGCGGAGAATTCCGAAAGCGGATTAAGAAGGCTGGACATCCTCAGCCTCCAGAATGTCCTTAAACCGTTCCGGCGCTTCTTGTTTCCATTGATTCAATGCGGCGTCAATATCTTCTTCCGAAATCAACGAAGCCTCGTCCACATCTCCCAGCACTAGGCCGCTGGTTTTTAATGGGTCAATAGCATCCACTTTGCTGCTGACCATCTTCGCCGGGCCACGGCGCTCTGGATCGGGATCGGCCTTGCGCTTACGGGCAACAATCGTTTGCCGCTCTTCTTTGCTCATAGCCTGAGCCTTGGCCTTAGGCAGGCACTTTGGCTTGCCCTCTTTTTCTTCACGCCCGCCGCATGGCCCCATGATTTCGCCATTGGCGCCAATCCTCACCCACTTTTCTTTGAACCATTGCTCAAGATCATCGGCATGAATTTCGCCTTCATCTCCTTTAAAAGCGCCGCTCAGTGAGCCATGCTTCTTCTTAAACATTTGTTTGTATTGCTGCACCACATAACCACTGGCATAAGCCGAAGGCCACACCTTAAACTTCGCCTTGGCTGCGCTAACGGCACGAGAATGCAGTTCCTTGTCAGTAAATTCCACGTCGCCACGCACTTCTTCTAAATCGCGGGGCAGGAACAAGCCAGCCGAATC